TTTCGGATATAATTCAGGAATTTGATATGCTGGGAATAATAAATGTTAAAGTCATTTCAAAGGGAAGAGGGGGAAGAACAAGGGAAATAAAGCTTGCCATTGCAAACAACATCATGAAAAAAGCAAGGGAAATAGTCAAAGAATCTCTTGGATTTTAATTCAAATAAAAATAAAGCTAGCTAAATACAAATAAAAACAAAATGGACCCAAAACAAATTTTAAAATTCTGCTTGGAGCAAGGTCTTCTTGTTGATAAAGACGTTCTCGGTCTTTTCAGTGAAAGCCAGGATTTCGAGTCTGTGAAGATGATAATAGAAAAAATAAATAGGTTTATGCAGTCATGCATCCGTGATTGGCCCTGCAACACTAACCGGGCATCAGAGATAGGGCATGAATGCATCCGGTATCTTGTCTTCTTGAGAACCAAAGGAGGTGAAAAGACATTACATACTATAGATTCAGAATACATATTCCGCGAGGGGCATGATCAAGAAAAAGCTGTACTCAGACTATTAGCCGATGCGGAAATAGAGGTGATCGAGCAGCAGCGGCCTTTCGAGTGGAAAAAGTACCAGCTTACCGGGCATATAGACGGTAAAATAGTAGTGGATGACAAGATTCTGCCAACAGAAATCAAGTCAATGAGCCCTTGGATTTACGACAAGACTTCTACTCTGGAGGAGATGCTTAATAGCAAATATTATTGGGTGAGAAAGTACCCGGCACAACTTACCATGTATATGATGATGGATGAAAAGGAGGAGGCACTATTCCTGCTTAAGAACAAGTCTACCGGTAAGCTGAAAGAAATCCTAATTAACCTTGATTACGATTATGCAGAATCCCTTGTTCAGAAATGCGAAGTTATTAACAAACATGTAGCAGAAGGAACGATACCTGAGCCTATACCGTGGGGTGATGTGTGTTGCCATTGCCCTTTCAAACATCTCTGTATCAACGAGGTTCTAAGGGAGGAGATACAGTTTGTTGTTGATCAATTATTAGAAGAACAGATTAACGGGTATCATGAATTGAAACAATGGCATGTGAAGTGGAAAGAGCTTGACGAGATTTTAAAAGAAAAATTACGGGGGATTGATCGAGTCGTAATCGGAGATTGGCTGGTACTTGGCAAGGCAACTAAAAATGGTTGGAAAATTTCCTATACTAAGGTATAATTTTGATAAATCTTTCTATAGGGGGGGGGTCCAAAAATGAAGTACAAAGAATGGACAGTCTATCATGATGTAAAAAGAGATAAATATCCAAGAGTGGTTTGTGGGGGTCGTTCGATAGCAGTGCATGTATTAGTTTGGGAAGAGGCTAACGGCCCCAAACCGAAAGGGTATGACATCCACCATAAAGACGAGAATAAAGGTAATTGGTCTTTAGATAATCTCGAATTATTGTTGCATAAAGATCATATTCGTCTCCATCATGGGTGGATAAGGACAGGCGGTGAATGGACACACAAGCCATGCAACAAATGCGGGTTTTTGTTACCAGTTTCAGAATTTTATTCTAAGTCTTATCGAGATTTTTATGGGGAGTGCAAGGTGTGCCACATCGAGGCTACAAGCAGGTACCAAAAAGCGAACAAGAGCAAAAAAAGAGAATATGGCAGGCAATGGAGAGCAAAACATGGCGAGGAATTTAATAGAAGACGAAGAGAAAAGAGAAAGGCGTGGAGAGGCTAGTGGTAGGCGAGTATCTGATAACAGGGAAAGCGACAGCAAAAGGATGGAGGACAACGATAACAAAAATATAAGGTGGTACAAGCCAGATTGCAAATGCTTATATTGCAGAGATTACCGGGCATCTATGGATTAGTATTATGATTACCAAAGAGAGAGAAGCATACATACTTCAGATCGCACAGGAGATTTTGGCCTACATAATTTTCAAGGAACTGACTCTGGGGGAAACTATGTTCCTTGTGAATGTAGCATCCCGGTCGCTCATTGAAGCAGCACAAATCAAGCTGGAAGGAAAAGGAAAGGTAACACCCTTAAAAGGAGAAGAGGATGAGTAGAGACTGTATCTTTTAGGTGTTATTTATGGTAAGGTGTGTAGGTGATAACACCTTTTTTTAAAGGGGGATAAAAATGAGGCCTACACATTTCAGAGGGTATTTAATCGACAATTATGGGAGAGGGTATCCCCGAATATGGTTTGCGGGGGGGGTGGTTTACATCCACATTTTAATCTGGGAAGAGGCGAATGGACCTAAGCCAGAGGGGTTTGACGTCCACCATAAGGATAAGGACAAATGGAATTGGGGGTTAGAGAACCTAGAACTGTTGTCTAAATCCGACCATCAGAAGACACACAGGGGATGGATTAAAACAGACGGATCATGGAGCCATAAGCCATGCTCCCAGTGCAAAAGAGTGCTACTTCTTGAGGACTTTTTTGCGAGCAGTAAAGCTTCTTATGGGGTGTGCAAAGAATGCCATAAGGTGAGAGTCTACAAGTGGAGAGAAAATAACAGGGAAAGATATTTAGCCGGAAGAAAAAAACTTAGAGAGGCCAACAAATGAGCAACAGAGAAACCAGCCGTGTTTACCAAATGAAATTAGAAGAGATACATATTGAAGAGGGTTTTAATGTAAGGCTTAGCACCCAAACATCTCAAGCCAAGTTACGTGATCTTGCCATGTCCATAGCCCAAGTAGGGGTCAAGGAACCATTGCTAGGGTATGAAACTGTTGATGGAATTTTCTACTTGGAAGACGGGCACAGGAGATTAGCGGCGGTAGCCATCGCCAATGCTGAATTCGGCGCTTCCATAGAATCCATACCAGTCAGATATGAGGCCAAGTTCGCAAATGAAACGGACCGCACCGAGAACCTGCTAATTCGCAACAGTGGCGAGCCGTTGACCCTTCTTGAACAAGCGGATGTAGTTAAGAGGCTTCTGAACTATGGCCGAACAGAAGAAGCTATTTCTAGCCATGCGGGATATTCTATATCTCATGTCAAGAACCTTATCCTGCTATGTTCCGCTTCAGAAGGAGTTAGAAGCCTTGTTATCGAGGATTTTGTCTCAGCATCAAATGCAATCGAAGCTATCCGCAAGTTTGGTGACAAGGCGCAAGAGGCATTGACCGAAGCCGTCGCTATGGTGAATGACGGAGGAGGTAAAAAGAAACGAGTAACCCAAAAGAGCCTGAATATCAAGAAAAAAGTTGATTGGAAGCGAATTGGCCCTAAATTGGTGGACATGTTGCAACTAATTGTATTTAGTGTTGATTCTGAAGAAGTGCGAACGGCCAACTACGAAGATGCTAAGACTCTCTTGGCTGAAATAGATTCCTTGCAAAACTAAACTTAGTTATGATATGATTTTATGGGCCTAAACAAAAGGAGGGCAAAAAAATGCAAGAACATTACCGGCAATGGGGCATTTGGATAACCGCCCAAGGGTACCCTGTTATAAAATGTGCGGGGAAGGAAACAAGACTGCATTGCTTTGTATGGGAAGAAGTCAATGGGCCGATTCCTAAAGGCTATGAGATACATCATAAGGATTTTAATAAGTTGAACTGGAATCTAGAAAATCTTGAACTGTTAACCAGAATGGACCATCGGAGGATACATGAAGGGTGGGTAAAGACTGATGGCGTTTGGAGCCACAAGATGTGCTATGCATGTAATAGGCTATTACCTCTTTCTGAATTTGGATTGCGACGAAAGGCAACAGTTTACAGGGCAGAATGTAGAAAATGTGGTAGTGCGCTTGCGTTGAAATGGTGGAAGGATAACAAGCAAAAGAGCAGGCAGGAGGAGCCAAGTGATCGAGCCGTTGCCGGTAAGCCGGAACTGCGGCCATTGTAAATGGCGAAGTGAGAGACTATCCGGCGAACATTGCAAGCCATGTGTACAAGTAGAGATACCTTACAGGAACGATACTAAATTCGCAGGGTTTGAGCCTTTAGAGGAACCGTTTGAACCTATAGAGGAATCCCCACTAGAACCTCTCCTTTGAGAAGGGGTGAGAGTCTGGGTTCTTAGTTCTGGTTCTATGTGGGGTGATCATAGGTGGTTTGGAACTTTGAATCTGGATTGTAGACCGGGGCGCTGTAAATAGTTACTATTTATTCAAGCGCCCTTTTTATTTCCCATAAGATAAACGGAGAAAATTCTAATGTCCTGTTTCAACATAAAAGAAAAAGAGCATGAAAATCATCTGTGCATTTACTGCGACAAGGTGGTAAAGACAGTTGACTTGTTAGAGGCGATCAGCAAGCCAGAACATCCTTGTTACAGTTGTGGGTGTGCCAAAGCTTACAATAGAAAGGGCAATTGCAATTTCAAATTAAGAGAGGGTGTCACTATCCTCACCACCAAGAAAAGATCATTCATGGACAGGCTAATGCCGGAGGAGGAAACAGGTGAGTAAAGACATAGAAATAATCTCAGAAGATAACCTGCCAGTAATCACTAACGATGGGCTTTTAGCCCTAGCTGACAAGGCAGAGAAACAGATTGAGGCTATCCGTAAAATCAAGGGGATAGTCCTGAAGGTGACTAATCCCCAAGATTGGGTAGATCAAAACGGTAAACCCTATCTTCAATCATCGGGAGGTGAGAAGGTTGCCAGAGTATTTGGGATCTCATGGAGAATTGATGAGCCATCTTTTGAGGTCGAACCGGATGGCCATTTTCAGTACACCTACAAAGGATATTTCTCACTTGGAGGCGCTACTATTGAGGCAATCGGCACTAGATCAAGTAAAGATGGATTCTTTAAGCGATATGGTAACGATGCTGAAACCGGAGAGTCTGTTACCTTGCCACCTTCAGAAATTGATAAGGGTGACGTTAAGAAATCTGCATACACAAACCTTATCGGGAACGGCATCACACGATTGCTTGGCATTAGAAATCTTACGTGGGAGGAGGTGGAAGCAGGGGGCAAGTTCAGCCGTAATCAGTGTGGACGAGTGGCCTACAATAAAAAAGAGGATCAAGCAGCTGCATCGGATGCTTCAGCAAAACGACAAGAGCACAACAAGAGGATACAAGAGGCACTGGTAAGGTTGTATGGTGAAGACAAGAAGAAGATGGCAGAGAAAGTTATCGAGCTTACCACTTGGACCCCGACCAAAGGGGCGAATGCAGGCAAGGAAGTAAAAGGGCAAGCTAACTTTCTTACTATCAAATCAGATCAGTCAGTCGCTATCCTTTGTGCGAACCTTGAGAAGCTATCGCCCAAGCAGAAGGAAACTAAAGAAGTACCACAGGATGAGATGTGTTCTGACTGCCATGAACTGAATGGTAAACATAGCGACTCATGCCCTAATGCACAACCACCGGATGAGGAGGTACCGTTTGAATGAAAAAATCTGAGCTAATGGATGAGATAGATAGATTAAGCTTTCGGGTGCTAACGTTGGAAAAGAAACTGGAAGCCATCAGGATTGCCTTAGAACCTCCTAAAGGGGTGCCAACTACGTCATCTGTTGGATTAGCCGGAACCGGAGTCATTGTGCCAGAACCTAACACTATCTATTGGGAGAGCAAATAATGGAAAAAAGACAAGTAGATTTGGGTATCAAGATATACATCGAGGATAGTCTAGTGCATGTGCAATTCACTATGCCTATAGAGGGAATATGTTTAACCCCGGCACAGGCTATGGAGCTGGCAGAGAACATTATTAAAAAGGCAGAGGAAGTGGAAGTAAAATGACCGAGAAATCTTATCTCTCTTGTCTTGATTTTTTCTTATGCCATGGGTGTGACAAACGGAAGCCTACACTTGGCAGAAAGTTGAACACGGTCAGGTCAAGAGATTCTAGGAACCATAAGGCCGGGACTTTTATCTGTGCTGATTGTGCCAAGGAGAGGAATAATGTATCGGCCTAGTGGTATTGAGAATTCCTATTGCACAAGCCTAGTATTTTTTCTTTGTGGCAAATGCAAACAACGAAAGCCTACACTCGGCAGAAAACTTTACAAGGTGAGGGAACATGATGAGAAAGGCCGCAGATACGGAAATTTCGTCTGCCTTGACTGCATTACAGAAGAAGCGTACAAAACCCTCAGCCTTGACCCCGAAGAGTAAAAAATATATGGAGGACTTAGGGTACCTAGTGGCGAGGACTGAGCACTGGAATTCTTTTGCTAAGATCAGGCAAGACTTGTTCGGGTT